CACACGAGTGAGATCAACAAGTGACCTCATTGCGTGCTTTTCACACTTACGCAGAAACCGATCAGTATTAATAATCATCGTAGTCAGGTTTGATCCTGGAAACGACATATTAAGACCGATTGGTTCCACGAGGTGTTTGACAACGTCAAACACACGTTTCTGTGCCTTTGTCAAAAGCACACTAGACTGTGGGCCCAGATTCTTACAAATATCGAGAAAATTATCGTTAGATATTTTCCTCCATTTGTAAGATGGAATGACTTGAGTATCTAAGATTACTTTTCCAGCAAACTCCGAAAGGAGATTACTGGATAGACTCTTAGATGGAGACCAAGGACACTTCATAAGACGGAGTAAATCCGTATATTTAGTGAATAAGGTATCATCAAGGATCACGACATCATCACCAACAACAAAGAACTCATTGTTGTAAGGCCGTCCCAAAAGGAACGACAGTAACAAACCATGAGTCAATGTAAACATACCAAAACTAGGGTATAAACCCAAGGGTTGGCCACGTTTCCACTGAATATCGCCCATCTCAGATTTCCATCTAAGTTGAGCTATACTTTGTAGTAGTTTGATGTCAGGCAGATCACCAAAGATTCCAATCAATGTTTCGAGCTGAATCCCTAATGGGAAATAGTCCGTAGCACCGGTTAAATCAATGGAGTGAACTGTCTTTCCAACTGACAAGGATCTCTGGATCCAAGGTATTGCTTTCGATTGATCGAAAGTACAATCCCACTCTAACTTCTCAACGACACTATAAATAGCGTCACCAAGAGGTTTGAGTGCCAATTGATGAATCCTGTAAGGAGATGCGATTGCTCGCAGCTTCAAACCAGGTTCCTGTAGGAAGTGAACTTCACCTCCATACAGATGTTTATCAGGATTGACTTGCAATCTGACGAGAGGACCTTGAACACCTGAGACTACAGGAGCATAAAGCTCATTGTGCTCCCAGGCAAACAAGTAGTTTTCCTGTCCGGTAGCATATTGCATCTCTGCAAGAATGTTATCAGACTGGCGAACACGCTTCTCACTATGAAACATCGGAGCCCACTTCTCAGTGGAACCACGATATTCAAGTAAGGAGTTTCCTCCTCGTTGTACTTGTTTAAACGGGATAACCCGTTTAACATGATGCTGGTATTGAGAGATAAACTCAACGGATAAACCGTCGGGTTCCTCACAATTTACGCCTTCCATAAACTTTTGGAATTGTGATTTTGTCACAGTTTCATTAGTAAATAGGGACGCTATATTAAGCGCTTGTAGAGCTGAGTTAAACCTCTTACGAGATTTCCCTGCAGATATGGCGCTAAAACACCAACGCATCACTGAGCCAAAGACTCCATAAGGGAGACCATCTGTGTTCTTTCGAACCCAGGGGAGCTCCGATTTGAGTCCCGCCTTACGGCGGATTAGATCGAGTTTCAGGCTTTTAAGCCTGGACACGGTCCACTCAGGCCCATTAGATCTGACCCATTTAAATGTTAAATCCACAAGTGGATTTATCATATAATGGGGCAGACCTATGGCTACAAGGCGATGCCTAGCTCCTCTCTCTAACTCACTCCAACATTGCTGTTGTTGTGTCATAACTGCTCCTTTCGGATGTGGTTAATGGTTAGTAGAAGGCGGCGTGCCCACTATCAAGAATGAGGGACCTAAATACGAATATTAAACAGAACCTTCTTTTGGAGTTTCCTTGTTAAAACCAAGGGACTCAAGAAGCATATGCTTAAGGTAAAGTTCCTGGTTTTTAAACAGTGAATCTTTCGCTTTTTGCAAACTCTCATAAGTAGCAAAGTTACTTCGCACTTTACTGGTTTCCGGTAACAAGCCGTAAGCCATGTATAAGTCGCTAAGTTCTTTCTGCGATTCAGAGAGGTGTGACGGCAGTAATTGATCTAGTTGATAAGCTAGTTCTTTTGCTGTGTCAATTTTCTTGATTGCTTGTAGTAACTCAGTTACTCTTTCAATTGGGTTCAGTTCTTTATTCATATTGTTGGTC